TACACCTCGCCCACCGTCAGCGATGCCGTAGTCGCTGCACTTAATGCTACCGAAAACGTACCTTGCGAAGCGTTTACTGTCGTAATCGTAAACGTTGCAGCCAGCACGTTGTCGATGGTGCGTATCTGGCCAGCGAAGGTGTAACCAGTTATGTTGGTAACCACCCCGTTCGTCTTATGTGTGAAGGTACGTGCAAAGGCTGCCCCCTGACGGAGCTCTAAATCAACACGTGCACCTGATGATGATAGTATGACCATGAAATACCTTTGCTGTGCTCACCACTGGGCCCGTGGGCCCAGTCGTCAGAACAGATTAGTCCTTGATGATGTTCGCAGCGAGGCCACGCTCGGTAGCATCGTTGATCGGGTCGCCGTTGTAGAGAACAGCGATGCAAGATCCGTAAGTACCGTTCGAGCCGTCGCCAGCTGTAGCGACAACGTCGATATAACGATCACGGCCTGCGAGGTTCACAAAGAACCCGAAGACCTTGTTGTCATCGTTAGCCGTTGGCAGTGCAGGTGCACCCGTTGCGCCGTATACACAGCCCGTGATGTCAGCAGCTCCACTCATGCCAGAGTCGTCTGACTCCTGAAGTTTGAGGGCCGTCATCGCAATGTCTGTTGCACCGAGGCTGAAATATACTGCGAGCTTACCAAAGCCGGCCGTGTCAATGGCTGTTGTTGAGAAAGACGCGGCGTCAACGATTGCAGCTGGTGGCGTAACGTTGACAACCTTCACATTTTGTAGTGCGTTCATGTTGTCACCTTATGAGTTAATAGTTACGAAACCAACAACAGGGCCTGTCGTACGTGATGCTGCTGTAGCATTGTAGTTGCCCATTTCGTGTACCTTGATGTCGAGGTACTGCGTTGCCTTAACATAGATTGTATCTGTGTCGAAGCCCTTGCTTGCATCTTGCTTGATCGATGTTGCCATGCGATCGCCAAGAGTTGCAGCCTGTGTAAGGTTACCGAAGTAAGCAAACACCTGGCTGTTCGCATCTGCTGATGGCATCACGTCGACGAACTCGACAGGATAACCGAAGAGGCGTTGACCGAATGATCCAGCAAGTTCTGCAGCTGTTGAACCGCCCTGTGCGTATGCGAGGCGCTCTGCTGTCTCACCGAAAGCTACCTTGTTGAAATACCACTTGGCACCCGTGAGTGCGTATGTTGGAACCTTACGCATACCAGCAATCAGGTTGCCCATCGTTACTTCTGCGAACGTATTGCCAGCGCATACCTGTGCTGAACCAAGGTATCCCTTGTGCGTGTCGTTCGTCCATGTTCCGCCGCCATCCTCGAGAACCTTGCGGAGCTTGCCAGCAAGACCGAGAACACCGCCGTATGTTGACGTGCCGTCACCCAAGAAACCAGCTTCGTCTTCCTTCTTTGCGAACTGGCGTGCTACCGATTCAGCAAAGCGGAGACCAAGGTTTTGTGTGCTGTTCATTACAAGTTCTTCAGAGAGAACTGCAAGGGCATACATTTTCTTTGCGTTCAACGTCACAGCGTCGAATGACATGTCAGATGATGACAATGTTCCTGTCTCAGATCCCCAGTATGCCGTCACGTCATCGCCTGTGCGGAAGATGCGAATGGATTCGGAGCCCATAGGCTCAACACGGGTGTTGCGACGGAATGATCCGTATGTGTCCTTCAGGTTAACGATGAGGCTCGATGTCTCCGTAGGAACGAAGATACCGCCTGTAGCGTCGTTACCTTGTGTGTGTGTCTTATAATCAAGGCCAGTAACTTCTGTGTACTTCTGGCGTGCTGTCTCGTTAGAAAGACCACCTACAAACAAGCCTGTTACATATGCTTTGTACTCAGCATCTGGCATGTTAGCCTTGGCTGATGATTCGCCGACCTTAACATCGTTCGTCTTTGGCAGTTTGTTCACTGCTGTCTTCACTTCCGTCTGGCGTTGTGCGTTCTTGGCCTTGATAGCTTCGAACGACTTTACTTCGTTAGCCTGCTCATTGAGCGCGTCGATTTCAGCGTTCAATGTCTGTGCAGACTTTACTTCGTCCATCGTTGGCTCTGTCTTAGCAAGGAGCGTTTCGAGCTCGCTAGACTTCGCGCTGATGGCGTCGTTGATCTGTTGCAAATTCATGATTGTTTCCTCTTGTTTACTAATGCCCGCAGGGCTTCCATCTCCATGGCAGCCTTTGCGGAAACCGGTTGTGCCGCGTCAATAAGCATCTTGATATTGCCTACTGCAGCGGTCAGTGTGTCCATCAATTCGGTCAGGCGTGCCACGTTAGCCGACGATAGCGTGCGCCCTTCCTTCTGCCTAATCTCTGCGCGTTCGTTCAGCCTCGTGATGAGTCTATCGACGTCGGTTCCAACGTCTTCGAGGTCATCGTTGAGTCCCTTAGCGCTAATAAGTGCCGTCTGTGAGTTAGCACCGAAGAGCACCGGTGACCATTCATAGAGTTTCCCCTTGACTAGCTCACGTGCTCCATCCTGTGCAAATGTTTCTTCGACTACCGAATAACCAATCGAGAACTCGTCGATAATACCCTCCTTGATGTCGGAGTAGGTCTCACGTCCTCGCTGTGTATTCATGTTGAATTGGCCCCTGATATAGAGGCCACCGAGGTCTTTCAAGCTATCGGGAAGCATGGCGTCGCCAGGCATCAGCTCACGGGCTTCTAATGTCTTGGCTACCGGTGTCTTCCAGTCGTGAGCCCATACGCCCTTTGGCAGTTTGGTCTTTAACGAATCGTCGAAGAAACCGTATTTCACACGGTCGCCGTAGCTGTCGACGTTATTAAACACGGAGACAATGGCCTCGATTACGCCACTGTCACCTTCTGCCTTAGCTTGAAATTCGAAAGTCTTACGTTCAATTTTCATGGTGTGTTCCCCATACCATACGAATTTGGGTTATGCTGTTGTTTAATTATCCACAAGTTAGGCCTGCCGTGCACGTGTGAAGCATCGGCAGTTGACGGAGTTGGATGCTGACAAGCCTTCGCCTGCAGGATAGGATGTGCGTTCGCCACCTACTGTAAACTTGCCCTCGGCATCTTCCAATTGGTCATGCGCTGCAGCATGTTCTGCCCGTGCCCCTGACAAGGCCACCCACGACCGTCTGATACCGCCCAATTCATCCCAGACTGATTTCTGCACAGTGCCTGTTGTGGCTGTTGCTGTAGTCCTTGCGATGGCGTTAGCACGTGATACCTTCAAGTCAGAGAATTTTTCCTTTAACAGCCTTGCCAGTTCCTCCTCACCTACGCCCGCGTTCTGTCTTAGCAATGTTTGGATGTCAGTCCTAATGGTTCCTACAGAGGCTGAGATCTTGTCTGCGCTTTCCTGAATACCAGCCTCACGGCCCCGTGTGAACTCGCCCTCAGCGTCGACCTCTTCCTGTGCTAATGCCAGCACGATCTCCGTGAGCTCGGTTCGGCTGTCCTCGGTTCCCTCGACAAAGTTCTTTTCCCACACATCCAGACTGAACTGGTCATCTATTTTCGTCTCGATGCGCAGCGCCTTGATGTCAGCTGTGATGGTATCGTAGAGATCATCGAGCACACGCCCCCACTCTTTGGCGATCTTCTCTGATTGCTTGTTCAGTAGGTCGTCGTATGCTTTGGCGTAGACCTGTGAGTCTGGATGGTGCAGCCATGCTTTTGTTTCGGGGCCTACGGTAACGCTGTAGTTTTTGTGAAAGTATTTGTCCGAAGACACGCCACCTCCGAGGCTTAGTGTCTCCGGTGAATCGTCGACGTCTGAATCATCGTCGACGTTGCTGTCGTTGTCCGTAGATACCGCCTCCATGGCAATGGTTTCACCAGCCAATGCCTGCACTGTCGAGAGGTCAAAACCAAGTTGCACGCCATATTCAGGGATAGCCAGCTGTGCGTTAATTTGGTCAGCAATCATATTCCAGAACGGAACACGCACCATGTTAGTGAAGTCCTTGCTTGCCTGTCCAAAATTGCTGTAGGTGGCTGAAGACAGCCCCATATGCGTCCCTGCAATAATCGGGTGCACCTTGTAAGCACCGCAGATGCGCGTCTCGTATTGACCAAAGGTATCAGACAAGCCCAGTTCGTTCCAGTCGAGTGCAAGGCGCTTCACGTCCTTGACACCCCACATGATGCCAACGGAGCCGCGACGGTCGCCCCCATACTTACGCTTGAACGAACGTTCAGCAAGTGCCACCTGGTCAGGTGTAAGCTCTTCGTCGTAGACTACGATCGTCTTCGGCATCGCGTCGTTCTTGTGGATGTTGAACACCGTAGACGTAGCTTCGTTATAGCCCTCGATAGACTGGGCTGCTAACTCTACAGGGCTACCACCACCGAGGGTTTTTTCGGGGTCGTACCAAAAGCCCTGAATATGAACGACGTCTTCCTTGCGTACGGTGTACGCTACCTGTCCATCGTAATACAGGTAATGTTCAACGTCGCCATAGCCATCGTTGACAGGCGCGAAGTTCTTATCTGAATACCAGCGCATGCCGATGATAGCACCCGAGGCGTTGCGTAGCTTGTAACCATAGGCGTTGCCACCAATGCACAGGATCGTCATTATCTCACCAAAGGTCACACGCCATTGGTTACGTGTTAGCATCCCCACGATAGGGCTTTCGAAGTCGTAACCGTTCGGAGTAATCACACCTATCTGCGCTTCCGGCATCATCAGCGAATAGGTCAGAGTGCACGCCACAGCCACGGGGTTAGCCTTCCACATCTGGTAAGCACCACGCCAGTTGACGATAGGTGTGAAGTTATGCTTGTTCCACAACTCCGTTACTGGTATAGGAAGGTCGTTCTGTGCGACCTCACCAGTAGGGGAGATGAAAGCCTTGATTTGTTGAATTAGTCCCATTGTTCTAGTCCGTTATAGAAAAACAACCCCAGCACCTTGCGACTTAACAGCCGCCATCTCAGCGTATACGAGAGCGTCCACCATGTCGTCATGGTTGCCCTCTGGAAAAGAAAGTAGTTCCTGTTCGAATGAAGGCTCCAGCCCCCGTACGTGTGTAACCAGTAGCTGCTCATACCTTGCCAGCAGAGCGTGGAAACGTGTTACCTTGTCACGGTCTGGCTTGACAGCCTTGACAGGTAACGATGTTTTGCGGAGTAGTTCCTGCACTACTGCCACCTGATATTGAACAGCCTCGATGTTAATCCGCGATGGGTTCCATTTGGCCGCTAGGCTTTGGACGCCTTGCACTACCTCGTGAAACCCCACCTTGCCCCTCCACATGTCCAACACGTACCTACGCCCCGAGTCCTTGTCATAGCCGACTACGGCAATAGCTGTGTAGTCAGCCGTGTCTGATTTCGAGATAGCAAGGTCAACACCCATACCGATCTTCAGATCCCGTGGCACCTGATCGCTGTTGACGTATGTGATCATCTCACGTTTAACCAGAGCCCCCTGCACGTCTACAAACTCAGCCAGGTATTCCTGGTTAAACACGACTGTCGGGAGCTCTCGCTGTGCAGCGTCGATTTCATCCTGTGCTATGTATGGGTTCACGCTAGTTGGCATACGGAAGCTCGCATACGTCTCGTCCAGCCTGGCACGTTCGTACATAGCGTGGAAATCGTTGCGTCCCTTTGGCGTACTGAAGAAATAGCCGTCGCCCTTGTAATCTGTCAGTGTCGGACGGATCGCCTCGTTCCATGCGTCCATGAAGTTCCTGACCATCGCCACCTCGTCACAAACCACCCGTGCGTACTTACGGCCCCGCACACTGTCGAAGGCATCTAATGACCAGCAGTCGATGATACCACCCGTCTCAATAGTCAGCCGCTTCTCCTGTTCGCTTACACCCGTGATTATAGGATGCAGCGTTGTCTTGAGGGCCTTCCACACATCGGATAGCATCTTGTACGTGGGGGCGAAGTAAGCCGCCGGTTTGCCCAAGATAGCAGACTCGATAAGCAGGGCCTCCGCCATAACGGTCTTGCCAAACCTACGACCACAGGCGACCGTGTTGAAGCGCCTCCGGTTACGGAAGATTAGCTTCTGGCCGTCGTGTAGCTGTGCGTCGATGGTAATCACGGTGTGTCCACCTTCGGGCCTATGGCGATAATCTCGGCATCCTCGATGTGTTTCGGTTCCTCATGTGTAGGGGCCAGCACTATCCTGATGTCTGTCTTGCCTGACACCTCCGTTGCAGCCTTGTCCGTCTGTGCGAGGTGTTGCTTGCCCAACCAGATAAGCATCGTGTTATCACCTGACAGGGCTTTGTCGATCTGTGTCTGTGCCAGCTGGAACCTAACATCGTTGCGTTCGTTCTCGATCATGAGGGCATAGTCAGCCTTCAACTCACTCACTGGCACGTCACGGTTCAACAGAACCGAGCACCACCGTGATAGGGCAGTCCACCCCATCATGGCACGTGCACGACGTTTCAGTTCGGCCTCTTGTGAAGGTGTTAGGTTCATTCAGCTATTAAGTTATGCTTAATAGTTGGCCACTTATCCACAACATCACAGGCCCCGCATAAGACTAGCGTAATTGATCTGCTGTATGTCAGTCACCACAGACCTGACGTCGCTGTACATAAGGTAGGCATCCTCGATGCTGGCGATGCCGTGCAAGACCGTAGCATGGTGTTTTTGGCTGTGCTTGGCAATTGACGTTAATGTCCACCCGTAGTGCTTGCTCAGGATATACCATGTGATAGAACGCGCCCTGACTACATCAGCACGCCTCGTGGGACTGTAGGCATCCTCGAGTGTGACACCGCACAGTGTGCATACGTCGGATAAGATCAACTCGTATAACATAAAACCCCCTAATTCTTTTTGACGAACTCGATGGCATCGTCAACAGATCTCACGACCCCATAAGGCACGCCATAACGCAGACAACAGTCCGAGAACCTGTTTTGCGTTTCCGACACCCTACCTTTGGCTGCCTTAACCTCTAGCATCCATGCGCGGCCGTCACGATAAACAGCCAGGTCAGCGTGGCCCGATGTGGCGTTGATGTTCACCACACGATACGAGGATAGCCGTGTCCCGTGTTCCAGCTGTTGTGTGCTGCTGTTAACACGGACAACCATATACCCGAGAAGGCACAGTTGGTCAGCTATGGCCTTCTGCACTACCCGTTCGGGTATAATCCCAGATGCTTTCTTGGCAGCCTTGGCACGCTTGGCAGCCTTGAGTTCATCCAGCAGCCTGTGCTCGCTCGCATCCCAGTCCAGATCGTCTATTTCCCTCATTGCATCC